CAACTTGTTTGCAGTATGTTCGCCATCATACCGAGATTGTGCAATTATCTCTATACCAGCACCGTTTGTGATTACTCTTCCAAGAACAATATTTGTTATATAATTAACTTCGGACAGTGAATATGCCAACGTGCCTGTGTCGTCGATATGAATATAACATTCGGAATGTGATGGAAGTACAAGACTACTATCAATCCAATCATATCGGTGATATGAACTTGAATTTACAGAATCTTGTAGATATCCAAATCCCGCTTCTGTATTGATAGTAAAACTACCAGATGTTGTAATTGTGCCACCTTGCATCACACCCATCGGACTGCCCTTGAAGATTAGAGTTGATGCATCTGTGTGTGTACCGTCATCGAATGTTACCGAGACTTTTCTTGTTATATCAAGTTCACCGTCTGTTTTATCCAAGAAATTCCAGAAGAAGTCATTGCTTGCATTATTGATCATCGCGTGATCGGCAGTTCCTTGGAATCTGCCCGACGCATTAGGATGCAATACATTGAAGTCATAATTCACGGAGTCGTGAATCATCGATCCCACAATATCAAAACTTGAAGAGTTGCCAAAATTCAATACTTGAACTCCGGTTCCCCAATTTTGAATATCAAGAGAAGTGCCCTCTGTATTTGCCCCGGCTGACAATCTCAATGCAATTGAATTTGCGTCATCTTCTCCTTGTAACACGGAAGCCCGAAGGTCTAATTCGGCTGTACCAATTACGTCGTTGGCTATTAGATTTACCGACCCACTTGGATATTGATAATAATTTTCAAGGTTTGTCAACGCATAAAATCCATTGGAGCCGCTTGAAATTGTGCCGTATGAATATGTTCCATTGAAATCAATATATTCACCGAAAAATTGTGTATCTTGCGTTCTTGCTACAACTTTTATGTTAGTATCGCAATTATAAAAAGAAATCTTATGACATTGAGCAAAGTCGCCTATGTCATCCACAAGTAAAGCGGCATATCCAACTGGAGACTCCGCCAAGCTCAAGAATGATATTTCATTATTGATACCAATATTGACAAGATTTTGGTTAGAACCCGATGGATAAATTTCCGTTGTTTGGATGTTGCTACCAACGATACTTACATACGGTTTGCCAACAAGACTGATTTCATTTTCATAAAATTTGCCCGGTCCGATGCTGACTACATAACGATTATTTTCATTTGAATCCGTGATATAATCAACGGCAGATTTGATACTTGAGAAATCTCCACCTTTCTTGGCAACCGTTATTGTTCTTGCATCTTTGTTTACAAGATACAATGAAGAACTGAAGTTGATTTGCGTCTTTAGGAAATTATCAGAACCGTCAATCTTTCCTGTAGATCCGCTATGTTCAACAACAATGTCCAATGTGTCATTTTCAAAGTTTAGTGCCGAACCAAATATACTTGGTGCAGAACCCGACTGTGGCATATAAATAGCCTTTGACCATCTTTGGAAATTGACAGCAGTTAGACGCAAACTTGCTCCATCATAAGCAAGAAATCCTGTTCCTGCGGCGGCACCCACTGCTTTGGTAAGCAAACAGCCATTGACAATGAATGTACAACCGGGCTTGTCAGCAAGAGCGAACACAAGATCGGTTGTTGTTGCAACACCGCCGTTGGTAGAAGTAACATTGCGCAACTGCATTCTGCCGATACCACTACCATCATTTGTTACATGAAATCCGGTTGTAAAATTATATCCACCATATTTTACATTGGAACACTGCATGATACAGTTTCCTCCACCCGTACCAACTGTTCTTGCGTGAGTATAATTTGGACCAAATCTTACGTTTTCAACATAAAAGATTGCATTGGTCTGTGGAGTTGTTGCAGATTTATATTCAACAGCGGCAGCATTACTTCCTGTGCAACCTTGAAGTTGCAAATCTTGAATCATTGATTGATCTGCACCATTGATCAATGTTAGACTTGCGCTGGTTGATTCAATAATTGTTGCTGTTGAATTTAGACCAACCACAACAACATATGACTTCATTGTTATTGGGTCTTCTTTGTATAGACCAGCACGAACCTGAACAACGTATGGATTTGTTGATGTTGCGTCTGATATACTATCAACCGCGGCCTTGATGGATGTAAAATCTGCACCAGTGCTACCCGGCAATCCAACTCTAATAACATTTTTTGCTGCGGTTAGATATGATGGTAATGTATATTCAACTTCACCGGTTGCGCTGTTTCTTACAAGAACATCGTTACTTGCTGTATTATACGCGGGATTATTGTAATAAAATGAACCCGTCAATCGAAAACTACCAGTAACAGCCACGCCTCCATTTACATCCAATACTGCATTTGGCGTACTTGTTCCAATACCAATATTACCAGTTGACAATACTGTCATTCTTTCGCTTGGAGCCGCGCCGCCAGTACCAGTTCTGATAACAAACCGCTTATTGGTATCCGCATCAAGTCTTACTTCATTTGTAGGAGTACGAACAGTGTAAAGATAACTGACGTAATTTCCGTTAGTTGCATCATTTTCAGACCATCCAATACCAACCGTGGAGTTCGCGCCCGCTGAGTTATTATACACGTGCAGTATATTTTTACCAGATGCCGTGTTCTTGAATATTTCAAGAGTAGTTTTTGGAGTACTTGTTCCAATACCAACATTACTTCCACTATCAAACAATGAACCAGTTGTCAGCGTTGTTGCATCGCTAAACTTTGTTACATAATTTGCAGTGCCGCCGGATATTGTGCCAGCACCGCTTGTGCCACTTGATCCCGCCGTTCCGCTTGAACCGTTCGTACCTGACGTTCCACTTGAACCATTGGTACCACTTGTTCCGTCGGTGCCAGAAGTTCCGGACGACCCGTTTGTTCCGGATGTACCGGAAGAACCGTTCGTGCCACTCGTTCCGTTCGTGCCGCTTGTTCCATTTGTCCCCGAAGTTCCACTCGAACCGTTGGTTCCGCTTGTACCACTTGTTCCGTCGGTGCCAGAGGTTCCGCTTGAGCCACTCGTTCCCGACGTTCCACTTGAACCATTGGTGCCGCTCGTTCCGTTGGTGCCCGAAGTTCCGGACGACCCGTTTGTTCCAGATGTACCGGACGAACCGTTCGTGCCGCTTGTTCCGTTCGTACCTGACGTTCCACTTGAACCATTGGTGCCGCTCGTTCCATTGGTGCCAGAAGTTCCGCTCGAACCGTTGGTTCCGCTTGTACCACTTGTTCCGTCAGTTCCCGACGTTCCACTTGAACCATTGGTGCCGCTCGTTCCGTTGGTGCCCGAAGTTCCGGACGACCCGTTTGTTCCGGATGTACCGGACGAACCGTTCGTGCCGCTTGTTCCGTTCGTACCTGACGTTCCACTTGAACCATTGGTGCCGCTCGTTCCATTGGTGCCAGAAGTTCCGCTCGAACCGTTTGTTCCGGATGTACCGGACGAACCGTTCGTGCCGCTTGTTCCGTTCGTACCTGACGTTCCACTTGAACCATTGGTGCCGCTCGTTCCATTGGTGCCAGAAGTTCCGCTCGAACCGTTGGTTCCGCTTGTACCACTTGTTCCGTCAGTGCCAGAGGTTCCGCTCGAACCGTTCGTACCCGACGTTCCGTTGGTGCCCGAAGTTCCGGACGACCCGTTTGTTCCGGATGTACCGGACGAACCGTTCGTTCCCGACGTTCCACTTGAACCATTGGTGCCACTCGTTCCATTTGTCCCAGAAGTTCCACTCGAACCGTTGGTTCCACTTGTTCCATCAGTGCCAGAGGTTCCGCTCGAACCGTTCGTACCTGACGTTCCACTTGAACCATTGGTGCCGCTTGTTCCGTTGGTGCCGGAAGTTCCGGACGACCCGTTTGTTCCGGATGTACCGGACGAACCGTTCGTGCCGCTTGTTCCGTTGGTACCCGACGTTCCACTTGAACCGTTGGTGCCGCTCGTTCCATTGGTGCCAGAGGTTCCGCTCGAACCGTTCGTACCTGACGTTCCACTTGAACCATTGGTGCCGCTTGTTCCGTTGGTGCCGGAAGTTCCGGACGACCCGTTCGTGCCACTCGTTCCATTTGTCCCAGAAGTTCCACTCGAACCGTTGGTTCCGCTTGTACCACTCGTTCCATTTGTACCCGACGTTCCGCTTGAACCATTGGTGCCGCTTGTTCCATTCGTACCGGAAGTGCCGTTCGTACCAGATGTTCCACTGGTACCGGAATAACTTAATGCATACGATGCCGTGCCGAATAAGCTACCAGTGAAACTATTGCTTCTCTCGTATCCGGTCGCGGTTGAATTTACCATCCAAACTTGGCCGGGAACAAGCGACGCAGAATCATAAAACCCCGATATATCATCAAGATGCACAGGAGAAACCGGGCTGACGAGGATTTTTCCTGCCACGCTGTCACTTCGCAAAACCATTCCTATTCTAACTATATCATACGGAGCCGTCGGTCTTATGTCTGTGTACTCCCCGGGCGTGGTACTCGATAAATAAACCATAGCCCCGTCCGGATATCCATTAGTATTTAAATTTTCGACGACACCAAATGCAGTGACATATCCAAATTCATTATTTTCTATATTTTGAATAGATATTCCATAAATTTCGGAATCATAATCCGCACGATTTCCTATGTGAGCCGATGCTATAGCCAATTCACCTAATGGATTTCCATGACTGCTCACGCCTTTTATTTTTACGACTGCGCCGTTTGGTATAGTTATACCGGAGACATTCTCCGTCCAAATATAATTTGTCTGACCCAGCTTTAGAACGGAAGACCCGGTCATACCAACAGAAATTGTTTGATATTCATCATCCCATACCAATTTTCCTATAGAATTGCTCTGGCTTGCTGTGGTGTCTATGTTCAGACTAGGAAATGTCGAGCTACCAGACACCGTAAATGACCCTGAAATTACAACGTCGCCCAATTTGGAAATATCAACATATGATGAAGTATTTGAAATAGAAGCTGATGTTGATATGGTAGCAAAAGAAGAAGTTGAAGAATATGAGGCGGTTGTGGCCGTACTTGCATTTCCGCTGATACTGGCACTGATATAAGAACTATTTTGCCAATGCAATGCAACTCCATCATACATCAAAACTTGTCCATCAGTTGGACCAGATATATTTACATCACTCAATCCGCTCAATGTCTGGGTGATAGAAGAGCCGCCGCCACCAGCACCACCAACGTTTCTAAACAATCCGCCCTGTTGAATTGCGTATGAGTTGGCATTTGTGAAATTTGCATCATTTCTAAGAATTAGATACGAAGAAAGTATTGCACTTGCTGCTGTGTTTGGAGCTTCAATAAAAGATTCAAATGCAATGTTTGCAATAGCGTCCAATTTTGTAGGATATGTTGTATTTCCATAATAAACATATATGCCTTTTGTTGCTCCGCCGGGAAACCAATAAACTCTTTGAATTGTCCATTGACGATTTATACCAGTACCCGGTACAGCAGTCAATACTCCATTGTTGCTGTAACGTGTAGGATCTATTGTTAAATATCCAAGTCCTGCATTTGTATCATATGCCCACGCCGATCCACTTTGACGATATCTATAAATTTTTGATATTGTGGTACCCGAATCAACAACGTAACTTGGACTGTTTGGATCGACGGAATAATTTCTACCATCTGCATAAGCAGTTCCACTTGCAATAATCAAACTTCCTGTACTTGAACCGCTAACATATGTGTTTAAGCCGCTCAATTTTAATGAACCAAATGCTCTAATAAAATCATTGCTGCGTTGTTTAAATCCATAAGCAACACTTGGAAATGTTTGAACGGCACCTATACTTGTACGATTTTGGTGAACTACTATCCCGATTGGTATCAGCGTATTATATTCTCCGTTAAAAAATGGAGTTCCTTGTGCAAAAATTTGCCCGCTGGAATTAATTGCAATGAAACTTTGATCGTACGATGCACTTAATGGAGCAATACTTGCACTCACAGTTGGCCAATTCAAGTATTGAATGATTGGAAATGGATTGTCTGTTAGCGAAGCATTTAGACTAACAATAATTCCGCTGCCGCTTGTTACTTGATACACAGTTGATGATTGTGTTACAATCAAACCGCCATTCAATAATCCTGTGTAAAGATTACCTTCCAGCCAACGAAGACGAGTAGTGTTTGCATATCCTTGACCATTCTGAGTAAAATACAAATCATTTGTAGACCCAGACACATAAATATAAGAAGCAGAAACGGAATTATCTACATCCGCATCGACTGGACTAAATTTTATATATCCATCAATATCAAATGCACCAAACGCTTTAATGGTTGGATTTGATGGAGAATTAGAACCGGATATTAATATACTACCAGTTAATACTGTATTGCCAAACAATGTATTATTACCAACCTGAATTGTTGAACCGGAAATATTTAAGCTTCCGCTCAATGTTGTATCTCCGAGTAATGTGTTATTACCCACTTGTATCGTCGAACCAGACACAGAAAATGAACCTGTTATATGTTGATCTCCTATGAAATTATTGGACGCAGTGGTGGCAAAGACGGAAATATCCAGACCCTCCAAGAAAGATGCCGTGACAGCGTAGTTTGTAGAATTGGCATATACGGAATAAGACGCGGATGTAGCATCGAAGGAATATATTGAATTATTTGCCCAACTTGCGGTGATTTCCGCGGTTTGATTGCTGGAAATTGGACCAAATACAACAAGTGACCCTGTGATGTCCACACTACCTGTAAATTGGTGTGTATTTGAAATATTATTTCCAAACTTGTTAGACCCAGATGCATATACTGTCGACGCCGTGACTGTGACGACATTCAAATTTGTGACTGTAATAGACGACGCGGTAACTTGTCCGAATGTTACATTATTTATTGACGTAAACGCGAGTCCTCCCCCGTTGCTCAACTGTGCGCTGCTGGTAACTACATTTACCGGGGTCACTCCGCTTGTGCCGGAAGTTCCATTCGTACCCGAGGTTCCACTTGAGCCATTCGTGCCAGAAGTTCCATTCGTGCCAGACGTACCGTTCGTACCCGAGGTTCCGCTTGTGCCACTCGTACCCGAGGTTCCGCTGGTTCCAGAAGTTCCATTCGTACCCGAGGTTCCACTTGAGCCATTCGTTCCAGAAGTTCCATTCGTGCCAGACGTACCGTTCGTACCCGAGGTTCCGCTTGAACCGTTGGTTCCACTTGTGCCGCTTGTGCCACTTGTTCCGTCAGTTCCCGAGGTTCCGCTTGAACCGTTGGTTCCACTTGTGCCGCTTGTTCCGTCGGTACCCGAGGTTCCACTTGAACCGTTCGTCCCCGACGTTCCACTCGAACCATTGGTTCCGCTTGTTCCATTTGTACCCGAGGTTCCGCTCGAACCGTTCGTCCCCGACGTTCCACTCGAACCATTGGTTCCGCTCGTTCCATTTGTACCCGAGGTTCCACTTGAGCCATTCGTTCCAGAAGTTCCATTCGTGCCGGAGGTTCCGCTTGTTCCGCTCGTTCCGTCGGTACCCGAGGTTCCACTCGAACCATTGGTTCCGCTTGTTCCATTTGTACCAGAAGTTCCGCTTGAACCGTTCGTCCCCGACGTTCCACTCGAACCATTGGTTCCGCTCGTTCCATTTGTACCCGAGGTTCCACTTGAGCCATTCGTTCCAGAAGTTCCATTCGTGCCGGAGGTTCCGCTTGTTCCGTCGGTACCCGAGGTTCCGCTTGAACCGTTCGTCCCCGACGTTCCACTCGAACCATTGGTTCCGCTTGTTCCATTCGTACCCGAGGTTCCACTTGAGCCATTCGTTCCAGAAGTTCCATTCGTGCCGGAGGTTCCGCTTGTTCCGCTCGTTCCGTCGGTACCCGAGGTTCCACTCGAACCATTGGTTCCGCTTGTTCCATTTGTACCCGAGGTTCCACTCGAACCGTTCGTCCCCGACGTTCCACTCGAACCATTGGTTCCGCTCGTTCCATTTGTACCCGAGGTTCCACTTGAGCCATTCGTTCCAGAAGTTCCATTCGTGCCGGAGGTTCCGCTTGTTCCGCTCGTTCCGTCGGTACCCGAGGTTCCACTTGAACCGTTGGTTCCGGACGTTCCATTCGTTCCGCTCGTGCCGTTGGTGCCGGAGGTTCCACTTGTTCCGGAATATGTAATAGCATACGACGCGGTTTCTGCGTATGAAGATGATATGGCAAAACTCGCGGTTAATTGTGCGGTTCCTATAACAACCAAATTACCGGACACGTTCAAATCTCCGGATATATTTCCGTCGCCTTCTACTATCAGGCCATTTCTGACGATTAGTTCGTTACTCATGGATGTTTATTATATTATATAAATATACCGCCCCATCCTAAAATTGTTTTTATATCGAAAAAGCGTAGCGTTTTTGTCTGATATGTTTTTGGCCAAAATTCGTGCGTTGTCAAATTAAACCATCATCCTTATAAGTTTAATAGTCCAATTGCCCGCTATCGGATTTGCTAGTATATTAATATTACCACCAGTGTTGTCTGCGGATAAAAATACAGGAACTGAGCCGATTTGGCTTACTTCTGTGTTATAATATTTAATATAAGTGTTATTCCAAGTTGCGACCATTTCGCTCGTTTTAAAATTCGCACCACCATCGTTGATACTGATAAGCCACTTCCCGGCATTTCCAGAAGAAATAGGGACGCTATCTATATAACCAGAGGCAGATACATTCAACGCTACGTTTGTATTGAATGAACCCGTAGCACCCGCATTACTAATACTGATTGACCCGTATGTAACGGAACCGGACGCGTTAAGATAACTGGCCGTTGCAGCGGAGTTTGCATATGCTGAATAATCCGACACAAATGCGTGGTTTGAGTTTGGAGATATCCCAATGGGGGTACCATTTCTGGGAGATTGGATATCCATAGTACTGACTGAGAATAAGTCCGGTTTCGCGGCTTTATCCGGGGCGGCGGATATGTTAGATGCCTCTGTTCCAAATACGATTTTACGAGGAGTGAATGCCTTCTGAACAACGGACTTATAATTTTCATATCTATTTGGCAATAGATATGCATATACCATCATACTAAATGTCGTTTTTACTACGCGGTCCTGTCCGGCTTCCAACGAGGTTTCAAAATTATAGTCGGATATAGAAGTTCTAAACTTGAATCTCTTCTTGTCTCCCCAATAGTCTTCGGTTGAAAAATTAATAGCTTGAATTATTTCATTTCCTTGTTCTACCAAATCCGTCCACACGATGTAATCATAATTTATAATAACATGGTCTGGCATTGCAACGGAATATAACTCTTTCACGGGAGAAAACCCAGACATAGCAGAAAACTTATCATATTGATTTTTTTCCGAAAACTTTTTCTCCACTGGGTATTGTAAATAACGATTGAATGTAATCAATCCATCATTTCTTTGCATCGTGGTGCGCCTGTATGCAATTGCCGGACATTGTATTTTTCCGTTCTTATCTCTAATTACACCATCTTTTCTTATTGATTTCCAACGTTCCTCCGATGCGTAGCTTATTGGCACCTTAACCTGTCTGCCGGAATCGATTATAGTCGGACTTATTACTGTATCTAGGTAAGTAAATATTGCGCCGTCAATATCTATTAAATTTACCGAGAAATCTTTCTCCGTGTCTTTGTCTCGCCGGACATTCATCGCACGATTCTCCGACACCTTCATCCCAGACATTTCAGTGGAATGATTTATGTTGTTTGGTGCCGGGTTGTTAGCCGGAGTATTTGTTGGGCCACGCCATGCCATAAATTATTTGTTGTTTATTTGATCCCAAATTTGTTGCAGTCCATCGCTTTCATCATATCCACGCCTTGCAGCAGCATCTACGAACTCTTCATATTTTTTATATTTGCCCGCCATAAAGCCGAGAGCTGTTTCTTTACTTGGTTGTTCTGGTGTAAGACTTTTTAAATATATACCATATGTTGCGCCATCCCGGTCTTTTACTATTGCCCGTTGTTCTCCGGTTTTTCTATCCGGTATACTGTCCGATACAAACGTCACGGGGGCACCGGTTACAGTAAAAATTTCATCGCCAGCCGCATAATCGCTATGTTTAATTTTATTAATCATACCTTTCATCTGAGATTTAAGGTCTTGATTAAATGCGTCGATATTCTCATTTTTTATTTGCTCGACGATGGATTTTAATTTTATCATAAGTTAGTCGTTCCTCTCAATTATGTTTAGAGAGGTATACTTGGTATAGTGAGTGTTGCACACGATAGAGTGACTCTTATCAGCTTGTCCACCCAGAAGTTGTTCTTGTACAACATTATCTATTTCGTAATATCTATCATTCCAGAATATCATATCTCCAATTTCCGGATAAAATTCCAATTGGCGGAGCATTTTCTCTCGCAATTTAAATATATGATTCTGTGAACGACTTGGTCCGAAATCGTCATATTCGGCTTCCATGTCTGCACGTTCTATCAATGAAGAAACTTGAACCGACGGCATATACCATTTGCCGGTGGCCTGAGAAGTTTCTCCATATATGTTCGTGGCAGTCTCGTTTGGGGAGATTTTAAATATCTGGACCAAGTTTTCGATAATATCCCCCATTAGCTCGGCATTGAATTGCCCAACCAAATTTAAATCTCGTTGCGAAAAGTAACGTCCTCTTAATCCCATATTAGTTTCCTCATTTGGTCGGTTGTTATTGGAGATTCTTCTCTAATTCTTATTATTTTTATGCCACTCTGCTTGGCCATATTAGTTTTCAATTTATCCACTTTCATACTTTCTCGTTGGAATGGATATTTACAATCTTCCTCATTTAACGGATGCCAAAATGTTCCATCAAATTCAAACAAAATATTTTGGTCCGGAAGAAATGCGTCATAATATCTTCCTCCCATTGGATATTGCGTAATAAAACATACACCCAATTCGTTCAACATGTCGTAATATTTACGTTCAAGTGAAGTAAATTTATCTCTCGGATTGAGAGTCTTTTTTATGCCAACGAATCCTAGTAGCTTGATTTCGTTCTTCGTCAGCACTTGGTTTAATAATGAAAATGGTCTCATCCTATATAAATTCCAAGTGGGACCATGCGCAATGTGTCTTGCAATTGTTGAGCCTCGGCGGCGCGAATTTCGAGTTGTGCCTTACGACTGGTCGCTTCGAGATTTTCTCTCAATTGTGTCATCAAGTCGGTTTTTTCTGCCGCCGCTTCTTGGCGTAATTCTCCGCCGTCCAAGGTAACTTCTGCGCCGGGAATTGGAATAGTTTGATATTTCTGGCGGATACTTCCCAACACTTCTTTACACAGAGCGAGAAAATATTTGCGAATCCATTGGCGACCCACGGAATTAATACTTGCATACGGTATTACATTGTACGGAACATTACTATAATCTCCAATCACGGTCGATGACACAGCCGATCCAGATGCATTGTAATATGAACCGGACGGAGATATGCCTTGAGCATCTCTCTCGGCCCCAATCAAATATTGGAAATATAGTTTCATCGAATATGTTGGGATTGGGAAAATTTTTATTTTGTTGTTGACCAACTCAAATCCGTATCCCGACTTTCTTACCATGTCATTAAATTCGATAGCTTGCATACGAAGCAAATCTTCGAATATTGGAGTCATCAAAAATTGAGTGGCTGGGGAATATCCCGCGAATCCCATTTCATTCAATACATTGCTGTAACTCATACCAGTCATGCTGAATGGGTCGTATATGCGTGCCGCTGCTGGTGGCATATCATGAAATATTCTACGAATTTCTATGCGGTTGTAACTCTCGCTGACATCTCCCCACAAAGATTGTAAATCGTAGGACTGGGTTCCGGCTGATATATTTATGCTTCCTTTTTTCCAGTCAACAGTTCCACCAACGCCAAACTCCGTGCCGTATCCTTGTGCAAGCTTTATTATATATGGAAGACCGCTACCAACAACATTAGTCTGTGTGATGTTTGTGCTTACAGAAGTTCCTTGCAAAACCCCAATATTATTTCGAATGTTAAACTGATTCACCTGTGCACTATATTCGAATATTGCTTCTTCGAAGCATGCATAAAAATTGGAATCAATCATTTCTATGTCGGTAATTGGGTACCCAAGTCGGGTAGCCGCCCAGCGGGCCGCTGCCGGTGCGTCTGTTTTAAACACCGGGTCGAGTTCAAAAAATCCAAATGGAGTACTTCCCGTTACGATTGCTGAACCGGACCCCGGCCAACGAACTCTGTCTTGGTCAACGTTGTAAGTTATGGATGTGTCTGGCATATTATATAAATATATCATCGTTGCCTATTTACTCTGCTATTGTAAATAAAACGACCGGGTATATACTCTTTCTTGGTCTCTGTTATATTTATATCAGTGTATGATTAAACTTAAAGATTTGCTCCGGGAGAGTAATATAATAAAAATGGCCCAAGACGAAGTCCAAGAGGATTACCAACCACCGGCAGACAAAGCACCATACAGTGCACACGAATTAACGCCACCAGTACATGTGGCATATGCCGACCCAGCTGGGTACAAGAACGTTAAAGGTATGGAACCATATGTGCCAAAAAACACAGATTTCACGGGAATGAGCACGGCAAAAAAATTTGAAGTCTCTGCGAATTTTATAAAATATTTGAAACGGGTAGAGAACAATATAAAAAAGGGATTCAAAAACGGAAAGTGGTACCCTCACCCGGCGGTCGAAGGTGGAAAAAGTTGGGACATTGGATATGGTCACAAAATAACCGCAAAAGACGATATGGCTAAATTCAGAAATGGTTTGACTGAACAGGAAGTCATGGCGTTATTGAAAAATGATATAGAAAAAGCAAAAACGGAAGTTGAGAATTATTTAAAAAATAATCGCCTGCCTACCAACCTTTCACAACACCAATGGGAAATGTTAATAGATTATTCATATAATTTAGGAACTGTTAGAAAATTTCCAGAAATGGTAAAAGCCGTAGTATTCAAAGATTTGTCGAAAGCTAAACGGGAATATAAGAGATTTGGTACATTCGGCGGAACAAAAAAAGAATTGGGGCGCAATGCTGAATTTTATAACACGTATCTCAAAGACCCAAATGTGTGGAAAAATGGATTGGGATAATTTACAAAACATATGAAATTAACTGAAATATTAAACGAAATAGTCACAGAAGCCAGTGATATATCAAAGATAACTCAACCAGAACGCAAAAGAATATCCAATGAATTCCATAAGCATCCCGAACTCGGCGGCACAAAAAAAGTAGATAGTCTAGGAAAAGTATTAACTATAATTACGCAAGCGTTGGATGTGGTCGGGTTTCAATTAGACATGGTCACTGGGGATTTATTACTAGGAGAAAAGGGGCAGAGATTGCTTCCATACAGTAGAAAATCAATTGACCCAAAAACAGACCCGATACAGATACAAAATAGCCGTATTAGTTTTACGTGGGAAAATATGAATCCCGACAAATTCGGGCCTAAGAACATCGAGATTATCGCGTATCCGTCATAAAAATAGTATTGACGGAACATCTAGTTTTTAGTAAAGTCATAATCGTAATATATGAAATATTTAAAATTTGTGGCGATTGCATTATTTTCTTTAACTCTCGGTGGTTGCATGGTTGTACCATCCGAACCACGCCACCGTATAGTTCAATGCCCACCCCCACAAGTGATTGTGGTTCACGACCATCCTATATATTATTATAGCTATCCGACGATTGGATGGCACATTGGAGTTAGAATGCGTCACTTGCATCGTCGATAAGATTCGAGACAATTTGCGTTAGTACGCGGGCCGTTTGATATTCAAATGGCCTTTATATTTATAAGTATGATTTTATTGAAACATCTTCTCAACGAAGTTCTTGATTCGCCTTATAAATACAAACATTCATTTGCAACCGAAGAAATTGACTACGAAGACGAAGAAACAGGGAAAACTTATAAAAAAGATGTATTAAGTCCCGTTCAAATAATAAGATTCAAAACTGACCATGGCGTTGATTATATGTGGTATGCCAAGCAAAGTAGATTCGATGACACTGCGTGGGAAATAGCGTTCGGAGTCCACGAAGGAGTGGAATCGGACGGAACAAACAAATTAAATATCGGACTGACCAAAACCGGAGATGCGCTTAGAATATTTGCCACCATCATTGACATAACAAATAGTTTTGTTGAATTTGACGATGACAATCACGAGATATTGCGATTGACAATGACTGCCAAGGAAGATAATCGCGCCAACCTTTACATTAAAAGATTCGTTCCATTAATTGAAAATTTTAAGTTGGAAGACGTTAGAAAATTCCACGGTGAGTCGCATATTACGTTAGCTCGAACAAATTGAGCAATTTTTTATAACATTTTAGAAAATAAAAAAGCCCCCTCTTTCGAGGGGGCTTTTGATTGAGGGTTATTCCTTACAAAGTTGATTAGACTTCGTTCAAGTTGCCGATAACAATCTTACCGTAGAACTCAGGACGTAAGATCTTCTTGGCATAACGTGTCATCACGCCACGACGTGGGGTGAAGTTCACTGGGTCATACACCAACGGTGTTTGAATCAGTGGGATGTATGGAGCATATACAGCGCCGGTTTCTAGGAAGTTTGTTCCACGGAAACCTACCAACATGACGTTATCGGTCATATATGGATTCTTGTAGATGGTCCAACGGTTGTTTAGAGCGCCAACTTTGGCAACGCCCATCGCGAACTTGGCTTGGTCGCCGTCCGTGTTGGTGCTGAATCCCGGAATGGATTCGATGATGGTAGCAACGTCCGGAGAACAGACTAGGAAGTTAGCTCCACCGCGCAATGTCAATTGGTGAATCTTGTTAGATACCTTTTGGATTTTGTTTCCAAGTGTTTGGAACCATGTGCTCTTTACATAAGCTGTGCGATTTGCAGCAGTGTCATAGAATCCGCCCAAGTTGGCGTTGTATTCAGTTCCGATACGGGCGGACCAGTATTCGGTTGTTGCGGCAGGGGCAGCAGTTACCAACATGTCGAGGATTTCGAGGTCGATTTCCATCGAGACGTACTCCGACAACAGAGCAGTTAGCTCGGCTTCGGCGTCAATGGAGTGGTAGGCGTTCAAGTCTTGTGCCAACTCTGGTGTCCAGACGGCTTTCAACTTACGTGTCTTTGCCACGATGGCTTCGCTCTTTAGCTCCAAGTTAACTTCTGGGATACCAATGTCGTTAGCAATGCCGGTTGCATTTGGCAATCCGGAACCTTGGTCTTCGAAGTCGCCACGGGAGGTGGCCTCTGGTTGCTTGTGGTAAGCAACTAGGATAGAAGGAGTAGCTCCGATTGCAGAACCGGAAACAACGAACGTTACAACGTCGCCGGAGACCGTTGTGAATGCTGGGTAGAAATCAACAATTCCGGAACCGGAAACTGTGAACGCACGGATGCCAGTAGCATCAAAACCGGTGCTGTTCAAGTTGGCGGTAACGCGGAAGATTTCCTTGTCGGAAACGGACGAAGAAAGTTCTGGGACGAACTTTACGTCGAGGAACGAACCGGTGCTGGCTGTGCCAGTGACGGTTGTGGTCTGGTCATTGATGGTATAACCAAAGCGACCTTGGCCGTATAGACCGTTGGTTGCGCTGTCGGTGCTGCCCAACTTTGTGCCTGTGCCACCGAATAGCGACTGTCCGCTAAAGGCTGGCTTACCGGCTTGGTTGGAACCATATTTGAAGTCCAGATAGAATACTAGACCGGAAGGAAGATTCATCGGTTGAACCGAGACGAATTCCTTGGCCGCGATTTCGGCGAACACACGACGAACTAGTGGAAGAGCAACGCCCGCCCATTGTTCGGAATTGGTGGAGGTACCTGTGCGGGTAGCTTCATCAATTAGTTGTTTTGCTTGGTTCTCCAAAAGGATAGACATATGGGATTTTTCCATATCGTTCTTGACGCCTTCTAGAAGACCAGTTTTTTCCCATTTGGCGACTAGGCCACGGGTTTGGGACATGAGTTGAACCATTGGGTTCGATGTCTCGCTGAGTAGTGATTTGATGTCTGACATAATGTTTGTTCCTATAATTAGGTGTTGATTTTTGGTTTACTTACGAATACCGGCTAGCTTTTGGAAGCGGTTTGCCATAATGGCTCCTTCTGTCAAAACTGCTGGGTTTGTCGGTTTGGTTGATGCAACTGGCTTGCTAGCGAGTCCTTCGGTGATGGTTTTGACGGTTTGTGACATGACCTTCTTAGGGGCTGGTGCCACAACTGTCTTTTTTCCACCGAAATTAGATGATTCGGCTAACGTAGCGTATACGAGCTTGGCTTCACGAACCGACTTCGTGAGGTCAAATGACTCTATTACTCTTAGTTTTTGCTCATTGTTTAGGCTGTGTTGCTTGAACAATTTGTTCGTGTAGAGCAGCTTGGCATTGAGCAGTGTAACTTCATTGATACGGTCCCGTAGATAAACAACTGCGCTACGGTATTCTGCTAGTTCCTTTTTCAACGAAATGTTTTCTTTGACGGTTTTTTTGTCGTCCTTGTCGTCCTTGTCGTCCTCGTCGTCCTCGTCGCCCTCGTCGCCCTCCGGTTTCTTGATATTCTTCAAGAATTGTGGTGGGACTTCTCCTTCTCCTTCGGTGACTTGTTCGGCTTCGTCGTCACACGCAAGAATCTCTTCCAACGAGATTTCTTCATCGAGTTCATTGACTGGGTCGGCGCAATTGACTTCATTTGTGGAATCTTCCAATTCCTTGAGAATTTCATCCAGTGAAGCTTCATCGACTACGTCATTCTCCTTGAGAGCGGACGTACCTGAATCGGTTTTCTTAAGACCATCGGAAACTTCGTTGGAAGCGCCCTGTGGGTCTTCTGTGCCGGAAGCTTTGATGTTCTTGATTTGATTTCCTGTCGCGGTCTTCTTATAGTCAGTAGACGCTGTATTTTCTTTCTTTCCGGGCGGGAGTGAGCCCTTTGTGGACATAGATGTTGCTTTTACAACCATCTTCTTGCCGGGGTCTGCTGTTTTGTGTCCGGCGGTTGTTTTCTTATAATCTGCGTCACTTTCGTTCATATGGTTTAGGTCTGATTGTTGTGGGTCTTCTCCGAAAATTTCTTCCATTCTTTCGTCTTCTTGTCCCGACATTGGTGTCGGATCGAGTGCTGGTGCGCTTGGTGCGCGTGTTGCTGGCTGTCCTGCTGCACCAATTGGCGCAATCGGGTGCTCGGCATCTGCGTCTGGTCCGACTGGGGCATCACCGCCGAATGGGGCTCCATCGACGGGTTCTGGTACTTGTCCCATTGCGCCCGGTTGGTCGAGAGGTCCGCCCAATTGTCCGGCTTCATCTCCATCTGGTTCACCGGGAACCTGTTGTGCCGGAGCTTGTCCGACTTCTTCGCCGGTGTTGCCGTCAGTATTATCTTGTGCGCCGTCGGCGGCATTCAATTCATTGCGGAGTTTTTCCGATAACATGCTCTGTAGCATTGGGGCGAATTGTTCTTCGAGCGCAAATTTTGCGTTAGATAGTGCAGTGGCGCGGACTGCTTTTGCGTCTGCTATTGCTTGTTTGAGTAAATCTGACATAATAGTTTTTATCCTTGTTGTTGGTGAAACTATTAAGAGTTTCAAAAAAGTTTTTATCTGCCTCGCACCAAAGAGTTAGTGCATTTTATAATAAATAAATATATACCAATATATGAAAAAATATAAAATACTTGAATTTTTTTATTTATTTTCTTCCAATCTTTGAAACTGCTATCGGCGTACCTTCATCTAAACTCTTGATTTCAAAATAACGAGATAATATATGCCCGATGTCTTCGTACGCGGCTTCCATGCGCTGTTGTAGTGCATTTGCCTCTTTAGCAAACTTCGTCAGTTCATCTGCATATTTTTCCAAATTTTGCATGTTTTTGGTGACGACGTTCTTATCAAACCAACTGTCATCTCCACCTTTTTCGGTTTCGTGCATAGCCAGTCCGTGAGCGTGCTTGGTAATTTCTTTTAAATTGTAAGCAAGTTCCATCAAACTATGCTCGCGGCGCAATTGTGCTCCGAGTTGGTTGTATCCACCGATGGCTTCCAATGCGGTAGATTTCTCTTCTCGGGTCCATTGTTTTTCGTTGGTAGGAGTGAGTTGTGGGTTTGGATTTAAAGTTCCCATACCCTCAATCAACGGTCTCATTTTTAATATATTCATATAATTTATTCCGCTGGTGTTTCTTGGTCTGCTTCTGGATTTTTGTCGCTTTTAGTTACCATTGTGTTCATGGAGGTTAGCAACTCTCCCATACCGGGCAAAACTCTATATGGGGCCACATCGTTTGAAAACAATGCCATATCTTCCGGGGTCTGGATTTTTAACTTCTGAGACATTTCTCCCGCCAACGCGTCGATTGTATTGGTCTTGAAGGCGTGATTCAAAATCTTGCCCAATAAATACTGGGTGCCCGGACCTGAATCTAATTTAACATATGATTGGTTTTCAATTTCTTGTTCGGCTTGGTCCTTCTCGGCTTTGGCTTTTTCTAGTTCGGCCTTTGCCTTAGTAGCATCAGCCTCTGCTTCTTCGGGGGATTCTTCTGGTGCCGAATCTGCACCGGCTGGTGCATCTCCCGCAGGGGCGTCAGTAGGCGTATCTTGGTTACCGCCACCTGTGTCCGGTTGCTGCGGCGCTTCGCTCCCCATCGCGCCGGGGGGAGATTCTTGTGGTTGTTCGGCTGGTTGTGCATCTGGTGCTCCTTGGTCTTTTGGTTGTGCATCTACATCCTCTTCACCGGGCTTTTTTTCGACGGCCTCGCGCTTCAATACTTTAGATTTCTTGTTCTTTTTTGCCTCGGCCAAAGCTCCCCAGCTAATGTCAGTTATTCTTCCAGAATTTGCATTGCTGGCAATGCCAGATATCAATTGCTTAAGGAATGGGTTAGTAATTTTGTTGCTCATATGTTATAAATATATATTAATTTGATAAACCTTCGCGGTGCCTAGCATATATTAACGAATCTCGGATAAAATATCTCTTACCAATCCTTCAATTTTCATATACTTGTCGATTTCGGTGCGGTCTATCAAAAAGTTTTTGTTCTCACGCAATCTACCTTCATTTAAATTCATATATGCTCCGCGTGTGGACGGAGAAGATACAAGGTCAAAGCACAGCAACTCAAAGTCCTCTTGAACTTCAACAGTATTTTCCGAGATTTGACGAGTAGAACCGAGCCCACGACTAGAAATGCCAATGCGAATATTGTTGCGAATTAAATCTCTGGCAATATTTCCACTGGGAGTTGTAAGAATCTCTATAGTCCCCATGACAGTGTCACCTTGCCAATGACAATCCACCACGTTGTGAGAGACATTTTTCAAATTGATGACAGAGGATTCTGGGTGGTCCAGCTCGCCCAATGCTCTGCGTTCTTTAATAATCTGTTGGTATTTTTCAACCTCGCGCTCCAAAACTGGGCGTGGATATATACGACCGTTGTGGTTCTTTTCTCCCGCTTTTTGCAATGGACCTTTCAAGGTGAATGGTCCGGAGGTGTGGTTTTTGGCTTCGTTCAACACTTCTGGTGTAATGTCGAAAGGCATGAAATCTACTAGAAGTTGTTTACTCATATTACTTTCCTTTTAAATTGTTTTTTGACACAAGATTAAATGCTTGTGGGTACACAAGTCCGCCCAAACTTCTTAATCCGCTTTCTTGTATTGGAGCTTGTGGAGGCAAATCTGCACCGGTTCCGGCGTTCGCCGGGGTCAAATCTACCTGTATTTTAGAATCTTCTATGTAATATTCCGATTGACCTTTATCATCCGTACCTGAGAATACGACATAGTATTTATCTTTGCTGTGAACATATCGAACGTCAATTGCAGTCACTGTGAACGTATAATCTTTCACAATATATTGGTCCATAGAACCTCTGGAAGCTTTCGCCATCACATTTTTGTTCAGAAATGTTTTGGATAGAGAATCTACGAACTGTTTCTTTACTTTATCTTCCTCCGTTTGAACTTTGGCTTTAAAATTATTAAAATCGGACAAGATATCCACTGCCTTATTGTTTGGACTTGGTGGCGGAGTGACTGCCGTAGGAGAGCGTCCCGGTGCCGTAGGTGCACCGGCGGATGGGCCATCACCCCATGTGTTTTCGTTTAAAATTTTCTTTGCTAGTTCAGCGAGATTGATATTCATATTATTTTCCAATTTTGTGTATACGTTTGGCTATATTTTTCATTCGGGTGTGCATTTCTTTCATATCCGGTGCCGTACTTTTCCATAAATTTTCCATCGGAATATCACATTCATTTTTTAGGCGTTCGCAAATGCCGAGTAAATATTCAACCTCGCCCAACATTTTCTTTGCTTCTTTTATTCCCAATGATACTTTTCGGTGATTTTTCATCAAGTCGCTGTCCTTGAAATTTTTATATTTGCTTTTACCTTCTTCAACTATTGTCAACTCTCTGCGCAACATTGGAAGACTGTCACCAGATTCTTTTTCCTCCACGGTAGACTTTTCTTCCTTGCCTACCAAGGTATATCCATCCAATCCAACGGTAGCCTCAGAACCTTTAGTTTTTTTTCGGCCCCAATTTGGAGTGTTGACGCCAGCAACGGCACTAGTACCTGTCATTTCTTCGATGACTTCTTCAACAAGTTCGCGAATGATTTTTTTGACGTCGTTTGACATTTTATCTTTGTGCTCTTGGAATCCAAGTTTTATTCTTCACATCTTTTTCATATCCTGAATAAATACGAGAAAGAAATTTAAAATGATCTGACTCTCTTTCATAATTACCGTGAACATTGGGCCTATTACGATCACCGTCGACATAGTCCGGTATGTCCTCGTAGCTTATTTCTATTTTTTTATCAAGTTCTTCGGCGGTTTTAAAATTATATTTCTTCATTGCCCATTGGGTAAAATCTACTACATCTATATCGGGATTGTTCTTTTTTGCCCAATTTTTAAGAATTTCACTCTCGGGAAGTCCATGGATTTCGTTGATCACTTCTCTGATTAGTTGTTTTAGTTGTGATTTTTTCATGTTTTAGTTTCTTTATTTTTCTATCCTTGGAATTATATTGGTAGGAATGCCTGTTATTTTATGAATGGTTATCACTCCCTGTCTGTCAAATTGTATATTCCTTGCTTCTTTTCCGTCTATTGTAGCGACAGCATCAAATTGATTTTTATCATGAAAAATTCTGATAAACCCGTGTTTTGTGCTTTGACTTGGCTCACGTGTTCTAAATTGTAGTATGTCATCGCTACCATCTCTGGAATAAGCAAATTTTAGTAAAGTGCTATCGCCGGACTTTTTTGTACCGGCAATTAACAAAATCTTACCTCCGCGCAGCCAAGAAAATGGCCACACGTCGTTTATACGAATATTGAATAATTTTTTATTATCTCCGACTGCGTTTTTTAAATTTGCGGTATCGGCTCTGTCCGCAAATCTACTAGCTTGGGCCGGTTTACCTCTACTTGCCGCAATACCAGCAGCTTTGCTTTGAAACTCGGCGTCGGTGCTTTTATACTCTTGAATTACTTCGCTAATAAGTTGTTTTAATTGTGACTTTGTCATATGATTATTTTAAATTCTTTAACTCTTTGATAAGCTCGTAACTCAACATCAGTGCGGTGATTTGACTCTCCTTAACCAGCGTACCTTTGGAGATTTTATCCAACTGATTTAACGTCTCGTCGAGCTTTATTCGCACAATTTCGTTTCCAACTCGGGCCTTAAGTTCATTTATTTCTGTTCGAACTACTGGGATTTCTTGATTGATATACTGACGCAGAGAGTTTGTATTACTTATATTATTGATGTATTCCCGGATAAGAATTTTCTGCTTATCGTCAAGTCCCTTGTATTTCACATTAAACGAATCAATCAATAGTTTATACGCCAACAATCTTACTTCCTCGTTCTGTCTTTGATATACCTGCATCAAATCCTTTTTCTCGTCTTCGTTTATTGCGCGAGTTGGAGTCTTTGGCGCGGCAATACTTTCCACTATACAATTTCTGGCTTTAAATATATCCCGAGGGTCGCATTGCACAGAATTAACAGATTCCTCGAATACTTTATATATGGATGCTAATAATTTATAATTCGTGATGCTACCTACCAAAAAATCCTCTAACGGATAATTTGCGCCGATTTCCTTTATCAGATTGTACTTTTGTAGATTTAATGATTTCTCATCCAGTTTAGTGCGGGTTCTGATGATTGTTTCTAAAAGTCTGTCAGCCGAAGTCTGGTCCTTGGTTTTTTCTTCTAAAATAATCCGGTACAATCTATTTTCCTTCCCCAGCTCAGTCGATTCCGAAAAATATTTTCGCAATATATTATTTGCTTTGGAGTCTTCGTTGCCGTTGAGAATGTCTGCGGTCACTTGACGGACAAGTAGCTCAAATAAAATACCGGCATTTTTATACTTAGAGTGTTTCAGCTTCTTCATACTTTTGTTAATTATAAATATGTGTCTATATGATAAAAACTCAATATTTAGATCGGTTTATCTTCATCTTGTATATTAGACTCGTCTAATATGGAGAGATTCTCTGAGATTAATCTGGTCTTCTTCTCGTACCTATCCTTAAGAGACCTCTTTATATTCTTTAATTCTTCGTCCAAAGATGCTCCTCTATATATATGTCGGGTTCGTCTATCACTCTTGGAATGTTCAACATTTCCCTTGTTTCCGAGGATATCTTCTCCACGAGTTTTTGTAAATGTGTCGCTATATAATTGTTTTTTTCCTTCTTGGCTTGGTCTAATTCCACGTTCGCGTTCTTTGCGGGTTTCTTCGTCAAGTTCTTCTCCGTCCACTTCCTCAACTTCTTCCAACGGCGGCAAATCTCCTCCTTTTGGTTCGCCTTCTCCCGGACTTGGTAATTCGGTATTGTCGGCCCCCATATCTAACGGTTCATTTCCCATATCTGGCCCTCCGCCTCCACCCACATCTCCCGGCGCACCGTCTGACATTTTTTGACCACTTGTTGCTGGGTCATTGCCTTCTTCAGTAATTTGTGCCATTCTCCACTCACCTTTCTTATCCTTTATAACATCGGTCTGCAATTCTTCAATATCTTCGTCGGACATCTTAAATACTTTCGAATAAATCCAACGCTTGCTGAATAGATTCGATTCCATCATGTCTTTGGAGACGTTGACTTTACTTTGCCAGATTTCGATTTTCTCTTGTTCAAATATCGTGGATGGATTGCTTAGTTCCAATTCGAAATCTACGAGAGATGCGTCTTGATAGCCCTGAACATACAAGTGAACAATTGCAATCTTGGTCAATTCTGAGACAATGATGCGTTGAATTCTACCTATGGTTCTGGCAAATCGAACGTCTTCTGCGGCCAACGTAGCTTTTCCAGAAATTCCTTCTTCATATCCAAGAAATGCCTTTGGAATCTTTAATGCGGACATCATCTTGTTACGAATATATTCCAAATCATCAATACCCGTAAATTCCATTCCGGGCAAAGTATCAATTGTAGTTCCGCTATCTCCCCCGCGAACTGGTAGATAGAAATCCTCCATCATGTTATTTAGATTAAACCGCAAATTATAATCTCCGGTCTTCTCATCAATATATGGGACTTTTTTGACTTGTCCTATAATTTTTTGCATCGCCGAATCAATCTCCGCCGGGGGAATGTTGCCGACGTCAATCTTGAAAATTCTCTTCTCCGGTGCGCGTATTATGCGGTGAATTAACATGGCGTCTTCCGCCAGACTTAATTGCTTCCAAACGCGACGGGCGGGCTCAATCATGCTTTTACCATACGGCAAAAAGTTACTATCCGAAATCAGCCGGAAGTGCGCGATTTCGAAATTTTCGTATTCCATTCCTCCGCCCAATCCGTCGTGTTGATATTTTACGTAGCTTAGGTTTTTGGGGTCGGAACCTTCGACGCGTGTAAGTTCATACGGGCTAATAGGATGTACCCCGTGCACACCATACTCTGGAGATATTTCCAACCGTAGGAAAAAATCTCCATACTTACACATGTTACGAGTCCAACTCCACATATTAAATTCGATGTTGAGAATATCATAAAACAAGTTTTCTAGTATTTTTTTTATATTTTCGTTTTTTGAGCGAATGGTTAACACTTGCCCAAATTCACTTGGCACCAGACATTCATCTGAGTAAATATCCAATGCTGAGGCGATGATTGGGTCCATATCCATCACGTCGTAGTCTCTGAACAACTCCAATCGAGACGATTGATATGCCATGGACATGTCTCTATTGTGTAAATTATAAGTAGAACTTCTCAGTCTATTAAATCTGTCTCGCAGACTGTTTCTATCCGTCGCGTACTGAACGTTATCCGTGTCTATAATCTTCAACGTTTTGCCGCCCTTATGACGGGCAATAACGTTCGTCGAAAACATCTTCTTTAATCTCGTGAATAAGTCTTTTTGTTCAGCCATAAATTTTACCGATTGTATTTGTATATATATGAGTCTCTATCTCATAAATATCAAATTTTGGGTTTTTATAATGCCAGTGGGGCATTATTGTTACAATAGCCATTTTAAATCTATTGGAGACCGCCCGCCACCCGGTCCTCCAATTTTCATTTGCCATGGGTCATTATATACTCCATATGGATTTGTTCCACCCGACCTCAATAATGGCCCACTTGAGTTTTTTGTTTGGTCGTTTGACGTTGACCCTATCTTTGATATAACAGCGCGAGTAACAGCGTCGGTTTCTTTGCGCAATCTCAGCGCAACGTCTCTTATCCAAAGTCCAATTGCAAGCGACATAACTAAATCGTCATTATATCCGGTCATAGCCTCCGCCTTGGCAGATGAGCCCGTGACTTTCCATATAAATACGTTCAATTCCTCTATTAGCCGCTTGCTATGTAGAATTGGTTCTTTATTTCTTATATAGCTCTCAAGCTTTGATATTAATAATGGTCTAGACTTATTGGACGTGGTAAATCCCGGAGTCATCTTTCTTTCCTCGGAATTTATTTTGTTTGTCATTTGAGCCTCGACGTCAACATATTGCAAATCTGTTGAACTATAAAATAAGTTGGGATAATTATTATCTATAATCTCTTGAATTACCGCCCAACCAACATTGGCATTTTCTACTACAACAAGTGCTGTGTTATATTCGGTACCAATCGTCATCAGCAATCTTGCATATTCCTTCGTAGGAAGTTTTCCTTTATATTCTGCAACTTGTTCCATGGTTTCTATGTCAAGTACTTGACATGCCGAGAAATCCGCAGCATCTCCTCGCGCAACGTCCGCAGATATCATATAACTTTTACCGGGCTGGGGATACTCAAATATCCAATATCCTTTATCAAACATTCTCTTTTCGTGTGGCTCCCGCGATTGAGTTTTTTCGTACCATTGTAATGTTGGGATATCTACCACGGTGTTACCCGAAGTAGAAAATTCACAATCACATTCCTGTGCAGCGCCTTTTTCTCCCGATAGTTTAGTTTGCTCATCTCGCCATTTTTGGTCTCTTTCTGGGTGTAAGTGCCACGGCAAACTTATACGATTCATATCGTTCAAACCTTGCTCGGATTGTACCCATAACTTATGAAAGAAATTTCCCACGCCATTCGGAGTAGATAGAATAATAGCCTTACCACCAGTCGATAGGGTGTACTGCGCGGACAGCCAGATTTCTTCTATCCCTTCAATGAATGCAGCTTCGTCGACGATTAACAAAGACAGCGCGGACGAACGACCGGATGTACCGGCACTCGATGCGGCTTTTATTTGTGACCCATTCTTTAATTTCAGAGACAGTCTGTTATCTTCCGTCGCGGGAATTTTTAGCCAACTTGGTAAATTATCATTCGCGAATCTAACCTTGGTAACAATCGCTTTCGAAGTCTCCTGTGTAATACTGAGACATAATATTTCCTTGTCCGAATGAAATGTCATCAACCATAGAGCGTACCCGGATACGAGAGTAGTAATTCCCATCTGTCGGGATTTTAGAATTATATTTTGATTATGTTTGACGAAATCTTCCAACGCCAAATCTTGGAATGGGTATGTTAAGAATGCCAAAGTGCCCCTCGTCGGATGCTGGATTTTCACATACTTCTTCATGAAATATATGGGGCCTTTCGCGCATTTTATGTATTCTTCGCGAATGACATCCTTGATATTTTTAGATTTGATAGGCTCAGACATAGTTTAATGGTTCGTATTTTGTATATAGCGGATGAGTATGATTGGCCATAACAACTTCCGGAATTTCCTCGTATACGTATTTTCTGAACTGCGATGCGGCGGCATCTATCACGACTCCCTCGACTTCTACCCAATTATGATCTATTGTATATTCGTCATTGACCTCATCAAGAGGACTAATAAACAGATACGATGCGGGTTCGTCTAGATGGAAATTTCCCTCCACGTGGTGAGCGATAATCCCCCTAGCCGATAGTTCGGCAACCAATTCCTTAGCTATGAATTCACACGCGCCCTTTTCCGGATATCTGCTTTTTACGCGGAGAGCAAGTCCGTCGATGAGATCACTTTGTGGCAAGAACTTCGTTAATTGCATTGGTGGTCTTTGTTAGCTCCTTTTGGGCAGACTTAAGTTTTTTTAAGCATGTAACAAAGTCTTTTTCAATGCCTTCTAGAAGTTCTAGGCGGGCTTCGTTCTTCCACTCTTCCACGAGACCGTTGGAGTTTACGAACGTGATTATCTTATTCTCTTCCAAATACTTCTTACCATCCTTCAATTTTTGTCTGACATCGTTCAAATATGAAATCTCGTTTTCCAGAAGTTTGCGCGTCTCGTACAATTTATATTTACCTTTTATTTTTAGTTGGGTCTCTTCTTCGACCAAGCAGTCGAAGCACTTCTGCGTCTTGAAAAACATCTTTCTGTCCAGTTTGTTACCCCAACGAAGTTCTCGCTTACACCCCGAACACTTGTCGTTAGTTTCCAGTCGAACTATATCCATGACTCGGGTTGTACTCTGTGGGCCGCTTTCCTTCTCAACCCATTCTTTTCCACTCGAATCCGTCCACGTTTCTCCCAATTTTCGAATGATGTATTTGTCTTTTTCTCCCGCATATCCGACTTGGACAAATGGGCGTTCTCCGTTTAAATAATCTTGTACTATATCAATATTTTTTTTACCGCTGGCTTTTTTCATAGTGTTGTAACTTTCTTATATATATATACGAAGTTTTAAATTTTTCTCCAAATTATGGCTATATTTTCTTTATTGCCCACGGCCCCAACCACTCACACCCGTGTAATAAATTATATTGTTGGTAGAAGTTAATTTAAGACTATCGAACAACTTCTCGGCGACTGATACGTAATTCTCATCGCTGTGGGTTACGTACAAGTTCATATGACAGATACACCGCGATGCTTCACCACTTTACTTGCACACTTGTTCGCGAATTTGATTGCCGCCCGGATATCTTCATTTTTGCTATATTCTATCACCAACCCGGCCAAGAAAGAATCCCCGGCCCCGGATACGTCAATAACGTCTCCTCGCTCGACTGGGAAATTCTCCCCGAGATAATAACATCCGTCTGCCCCGGATGTTTGAATTATTTTACCGGCCATCTCGGAGGTTATAACACTCTTAGACCTAGCAAATTCGTGGTCATTTATTTTAATAAATTTAACATACTTAGTCCAAGCCCCCAATACTTTTTTGGTGTCTAAAAACACGTTGGTATGATTTTTAGAAATATCCTCAATGTCCGACTCGGTCAAAAATCCCTTATCGTAATCGGATATTACAATATAATCGTATAAATAATTAATATCGCCCAAGTTAATACGTTGCATTTCTTCCGCCGAATCTAATCTAAAAAACATATGATTAGTGGAACTGTGGACATATCGTGTTTTTGTGATATTATACCAATTAGAATTGGTCACAATGTCACAATCATCTATGGTCGTTTTGATATTTCGATGCACATTCTTTGCCATGCCGGGATTGTCGTTCTGGTCAACAATCTGTAGGATTGGTACTGGCTTGTCTGGACACATACGAGTTGATGAGCAATAAACATGCACGTCTCGACAACTGTCACCTATCACTAAAATTCGTTTACTCATATTAGATGCTTGCCGTCTTTTTTAAGACAAATTATTGCCGGTTTCTTCAATAGATGCGCCTCAATCATCGCTCTCTCGGTTTCCTCCGAATTTCTCGGGAAAAAGCTGACAATATTCTTGAATAGTGCACATAATCCCGGCGCATTCAATGGTCGGTGTGTAGGGCCATGTGTAGGATAGTCCGAGAATCCAATTAATGTCACCGGCAAACATTGCTCGTCAATGTCGATTTTAATCTGCTCAAACGGGCGTTCCAGTAGAAATGGGGTGATGGAGTATACCACGGGGCGAATGCCCTCTAAACACATCCCAGCTGCCATACTAATCATACTCTGCTCACACAGTCCAAGGTTATAAAACCTGTCCGGGAATTGTTGCTTGAATTCGTCCATTTCTTGGACCACGTCTCCGGTAAGCAAGAATAGATTTGGGTCTTTCTTTCCTAGAGTTACTATAGTTTTACCAAATGCTTTTCTCATATATTTAGGATAATTGTTTAAGAATCTCAGCTTCTTCCGCTGCGTTCGGCCACTTGGAGTGCCATTCGGGCTTGTTCTCCATAAAATCCACACCTTTTCCTTTCACTGTATTTGCTACAACAAAACGCGGCTTATCGCTGGTGGCTAGCAGCGCCGCCAATATCTCGGACTCGGCGTGTCCATCTATTATAGAAACGTCCCACCCACAAGACTGCGCAACTGCTGCGATATTATCTACTGGTAAGATATCGCTGACATAACCGGAGCCTTGAATTTTGTTAAAATCGACTATTATTGTAAGGTTGTTCAACTTGTGAAATCCTCCCAATAACAAGCTTTCCCAAGTAGTTCCTTCTTGGCATTCTCCGTCTCCCATTAATACAAACACACGCCCATTCTTTTTCAATTTCTTTTTTGCGAATGCCATTCCCATACCGGCAGGAAATCCGTGACCCTCGCTACCAGTTGTCCAATGTATTCCATTTGGTATATCCAAGTGTGGATGTCCTTCCAGTGTAGGATTCAACCCCTTCTCTCGCAAAATTACATAAAGCCCCCAGCAAGAGTGTCCTTTGCTCAAAATGAACTTATCGTCTTTACCAAGGACTCTGTCATATAAATTTGACAAAATTTCAATTGTTGAAAATGTGCCACCGTAATGATAGCCACCATTTGCTTTCGAGAGCTTATATAAGTCTCTACGTAACTGTTTTGAGCGTTCGTTTAACATATTTTAAATATCAATCATTATTCTTCCACTTTTACCCGAGCGGAGCTGGTCAACTGCGGAGTTGATGTTTAACAGACCGTGTCTATCTGTGATTAAGTTTTGTAACTTTATTAGTTGGTTCTTGTAGAGATTTAAATATCTGGGAATATCGGAATCCGGGTCAAATCCACCAGCTTGAGTAGTACGAATGGATTGGCCTCCGGTGGAGAATAGTTTTCCCGGATTGATTACCGTGAGTTGTGAATCTGGTTTCGGTTGGGCCACTAATATGCAACGCCCCCGGTCGGAAAGCAGAGGCAAGTATCGAGAAACCAAAGCCATGTTGCCGGTGGTGTCTATGATGCAGTCGAATGGACCCGGAAGGTCTGCATATTCATTTCCATTAAAAAAGATGCCTCCGTTTCTAGTTACTATACCTTCTTTTTCTGGTGCAATGTCCACTCCATATATTGGATATGCCTGAGATAAACTTGCCGCATAAATACAATTTAATCCCACTCCACCACACCCCAAAACCAATACGCTCTCTCCAAATTTTATATTTGCATCTTTGTTTACGACGGCAAATCCGGTTGATAAACCACATCCCAAGAGAGCAACAAAATCGTTGTGAGTATCGAGCGCCACTCTGGTCAATCTATTTTCCGATACCACGCTATATTCCGACAATGTCGTAATCTTCCCACCAGACATGGACTTTCCATTCAACCTATAAACAGGAAACTTGGCTTCTATTCCACTCCCCTTTCTCCAATGCATAACTACCTTATCACCAAATTTTACTTTGGTTACTCCCGGTCCTATTGCCTCAACAATGCCACATCCCTCGTGACCGATAAGATGTGGCATGAATTTTTCATTTCCTTTTAGTCCGGCTATCTCTTGGAGTTGTGCTCCACAAAGACCGCTAACTAACACCTTTACTATAACTTGACCGTAGTCTAGAGTGTTTGGTAGTTCGACATCTTCTATAACTAACGGTTCGTTCTTTTTATATAAAACGGCAGCTTTCATGTATAGAAATATAGTAAACTTTTAAATCTATATGTCAAGAAAAATTACCAAATAGTTCTTCCACCATCAATTATAAGATTGTGTCCTGTTACATATGACGAGGCGTCGGATGCCAAGAATACTGCCCCACCAGCAATTTCGTCGGCGCAGCCAACACGTTTCATTGGTACCATGTCGGATAGCCCACGTACATACTGTGGATTTGCATTCGCCGCGTCTGCTGGGGGTTTAGGAAAGTGGCCCGGACTTATACAATTTACTCTTATACCTTTATCGGCATATTGAACTGCAAGTTCTTTGGTCAGTTGAATAGATGCCGCTTTTGCTGCACAATAAAACGCGGTCGAACTTGGTACAACTTGATATGCACGTTGGTCTATTCCAATCATTCCATATATGGACGCAATATTAATTATATTGCCATAATTTTTCTTGGTCATTTTTGGTAAAACTACCTGACAGCACATGAATTGCTGAGTGAGAATGTTATCCATGCCAGTAGACCAGTCTGCATCTGTCAATTGTTCGAACGGTTTTCTTTTTTCGTTGAACGCATTATTTACTAAAATATCTACGTCGCCTATATTGTCTATGACCGATTGGAACTGACTCCTGTCTGTCACGTCGCATACGGTTGGTATAATATTATCTTTTAGAAAATTTTCCGCTGTTAATAACTTATCTTTTATTTTTGATACATCTCTACCAATAGCATACACTTTTGCACCTTGTGCCACCAGTCCCATGCAAATAGATGCGCCCAAATGCCCACCCGCCCCAGTGACGACTGCGGTTTTACCTTTCAAATTAAACAGATTATTATAAAAAGATGGGTCGGTTATTAATTTTGTAGACTGTCTTGCTTCTGGCGAATTATCAATTTTTGGCGGAGGCGTATTTACTACCAAACTTACTTTCTTTTGTTTCTCGGCAGCAATTTCATCAGATGGCCGATTATCCATATAAATTAGAATTTCTTCGTAATATTCTAGGAAATGTTCATTGAATAAATCCCATTTTATATCTACGCCATCTACACTACGAACTTCGTAGTTATTAATGGTAACTAGATAAGTATCTCTAAATTTACGGAATGCCTCGGTTCTGGGTTCATCTTCTAGATGCCACTCACCAGCAACTTTCTTGACATTTTTCATAATCCAATCTCTGTTTTCAACCGTGAATATATCATATTCCCCACCCTCACAGTCAATCTTCATGAAATCTATTTTGTCAATCTTAGCCTCCGCCATTATGTCTAATAATGGAGCCGTCGTGAAATCCTCAACCACACAGTCATACACCAATCCATCTTTTATAAATTGAGGCTCTTTTGATACGCCTTTGTTTACTACGATGACCGGCAATCCTTCTAGATTTTTCTTTAATACTTCGGACCTAATTGCACTTGGTTCGACTGCCACGACAAGCTTTGGCTTCTTTCTAAATGCGCCACATGAAAATGCGCCAACGTGTGCGCCAATGTCCATAACAATATCTCCGTCTTGAACTTCAAACATAGATTCATATACATTGTCCAAGAATATTTCTCTATATAACAATTCCTTTTGGCCAGTTGTCACCCGGCTTCCCCACTGGAATTTGTGTATTGTGTTTCTGTAGAATGGAGTTTGCAATTTGTCAATTTCTTTAATGACCATTTCAGAGCTGATTTGTGTGGTGCACTCGAAATTTTTCTTTCGGGGACAATACATCCAATTTCCTTTATCGAATTTGGTAGTGTCATCGTTTGTGCATCCGTGACACACGCTTTTATTTATAACTCTGTGTGGCGTGAAAAACTCTGTAAATCTGTCACCCACTCCACTAATCAATATTACCGGAATTCCAACTGTCCATGCAATCCATGATAGACCAGAACTTAGCCCGATGAAAAAGTCAGCCCCACTCAGTTGTTCCATGCGAACTTCGAGTGGGAAATCCCCCGTCTTATCGACCGCTCCTCTCGGCATATAGTTCATAGACTCTTTACTTCCATACGAACTGTGTCTATCTATGCACCACACCTCATATCCAAGTTGTTTTAAGTATCTAACAACTTCGTCCCACCCCGTCTTATTGTTCCAGTACTTGAATTGCGCGGTAGATTGCATTCCAATACATACATATTTTTTATCGCCATGCTTCTTTGACCTATCAAATGCAAACGTCGGTTTGAAATCTACCATTCCAAATCCTAGTATATCGCTTGCAATATTTGCCAAACACATATGTTGAGGGTTACGTCTTGCACGACCTTGCCAATTCGAAAACCAACCTATCTTGTATGCCGCATAATAGTCTTCATCCCGCTCATTTACACCGGAAAAAGATATATTTTTATAATTTTCTATAAATATGTTACGCATCACTTCGCTAAAAACGACGCAATGTAATTGACATTTATGTTTAAATTGGAATTCGTTTACTGCTCCAATATAAGCAATCAAATCCCCAATTGATTGTGTATCTAACACTACTTTTACCGGTTTATTTTCTAATGTTAATTTTTCTTCTTTTACCACCGTAGAACCGAGTTTCACGACAACTTTCCAATTTACAAAATATTTCGTGTTATCTGCACACCACATATTATTTTTTATAGTGGTAGAATAGGTGATAGAGTTCTTATCCAAGTCTATAAAATCGACTGTATATTCTTCCGGAATATCCCCGGTTATATTGACTTTTGGGCCATCTACGAAGCTGATTCGTATATTATTGTGTATGTCTCCCACGTCTGTAGGACTAAGCATTGCATTTTTATAACTGTCAATTAGCTCGTACTTCATAGATATAATTCACTTTTAATTAGATTGATATTAGTTGTAAAATCTCCCGGTGTCAAGTACTTTACATTACTATATTTCGCATACATGTTTTTATATGCTGGTAAATTGTGTATAAGACAAGGCAATTTCCACGAAATTGCTTCGCGTATAACTAGAGGGGAGGTCTCCATTTTAGATGGAAATATCATTAAATCTGCCGCTTGGCAAAACGTATCCACGTCTTTTCTTTCTCCCCAAATAACACAATTATTAGGAAGGGCTTCCATAATAGGTTTCCAATACTGCTCGAAATTTGACGCTTGATTTCCTATAAAGTGGAATTTGACCTTCTTACCAGTCAGAGCCCGAGCAAGTTCTATTGTCTCAGCTTGATTTTTCCATGGAGCAAACAGACCTACTTGTATGATATGTTTATATTCCGGGTCAAGTCCTAGAGATTTCTTTGAATTTACCTTGTCTGGCTCAGATATATCTATAGGATATTCTACGATACTGTACGGCACTCCGAATTGCTTATAAATATCGGCCTGATATTCAGACACAAACAAAAACTTATCTGGGAAAAATACCTTTTCTTCGGGTTTAAAATAAATCCCGTGATAGCTCTCAAATAATAGATAATTTCTATCCTTTCTATAAATAGTCTTTGCTATGTCCGAACGAACGAAGGATTCCGGGAATTCTTCTAAATGAATCACGTCCGGAGAAATATTTTTTATTATTTCCAGCAAATCCTCTTTGGGTCTATCCCCAATACTAGTAAACCTGTCACCCAAAAGACCTATGATTGCATCGCGCTGTACTACATACTCCGACGCAATGAAGTTATATTCGACACAGTACACCTCAAATTCGTCGTTAAGTAATTGTATTTTTTTGAGCAAGTACTGTGGAGCCCCGCCCGTAGATAAATGTTGGGCTATATATAAAATCTTTAGTTTTTTCTTGGCCGCATTTATTTTTCTGCTGGAATTGAAATTTTTAAGTTTGGTGGCTCCAATTTCCCCCACTGCTTCCCAGCTATATTCTCGCCGAATATCGGGAGAATATAACATGGCCCGAGTTTTATGCGAATCGTAATTTTTATATGCATCGCGCATCACTTCACCCAGATGTGAAAAATCCGGCTCATAAAAATCCCCGGAACACACCGGAGAAATCTTCTCTCCCATAATTCTTACTGGCAATCCTCGATTTTTTGTAAATTCCAGCTGGCCACTGCAATTAGAATATATCACAGGAGTTCCACATGCCATCGCCTCTATCAATGGCAAATTCCAACCTTCTCCGCGAGCACAAGAAAGAAAAACGTGCCCCTTTTTTATGAATTTTATATAGTCTTCGCGGGATGTAAAATGTAATATTTTTATACGCGAGTCTTCAATCCCGAAATGTGCAAGCCTTTCTTCGGTAGTTTTAAATTCATCTTGGGAGAACCTATTGTCTACTGATATAATTAAGTCTACTGGCTCATCTCGGCCAAACGTTGCGAGAAATGTCCGAATTATTTCAGTTGTGGATTTTCTATACTCCCAGCGACCAAAAACTACAAATTTAAATCGTCCATCTTTATAATATTCATCAAACTCTATATTCTCCGGAAAAAATACTTCGGATTCAACACCCGCCGGAACAACCTGTAGTTTTGCTTCCGACATTCCTTGTTTTACCATACATTCTTTTTGCCAATTGCTGGCTACCCAAATCTCATCATATCCTACGATACGGTCAAAGAAGTGCTGTGGAAGTCTGGTAGATTCCCATACCATATATGCAATCTTTGGTCCTTTATAGCTATCGTAGAAGTAGAACCCGTCTACAATTTCTATTACCAAATTTACATCGAATGGTTCCGTAGGTTGTTCATATATTGAATAATCCTTACGTACACCATTATCCCACAAAGTTTGTTTGTATAGAATTTTCTTATCTGTTTCTGTTAGATATGGCTCCTTGTCGTGTGGAGTATTATTTCCTCCCCACGTCTCACCTACGGTGAAATTGCGCGCTTTTAGGTTGCAATGCTTAGATAATTCTCTTAAAAAATGTCTAAAATGATTATTTAGACCCGTTACTCCTATATAGGAAGTGTGTGCGCAAACATTTAAATTACTCATTCTCCGCCATTATATAACTATAACATAGATTGTCAAGCAATAATTTACTATAATTATGCCCCCATCATCATAAATATTGGAGAGAAATCTGGCGTAGCCGCAGCTATTGTGCCTGTAACAGTCAATGATCCTGTTATGATTGTATTTCCATTTACATCCAATTTTGCATTCGGTGTAATTGTACCAATACCAAGGTTAGTGCCGTCATCATACAAGAAATTGCTTGATGATATAGTGTTTGTGCCAGAGATTTTTACCAGTCGATTTGTTCCGGAGATGGATAATGATGTACCGGACGTTCCACTCGAACCATTCGTTCCGCTCGTTCCATTTGTACCCGACGTTCCGTTGGTACCCGAAGTTCCACTCGACCCGTTAGTGCCAGAGGTTCCACTTGAACCGTTCGTGCCACTCGTTCCGCTTGAACCGTTGGTGCCAGATGTTCCGCGAGTTCCGGACGTTCCACTCGACCCGTTGGTACCGGACGTTCCACTCGAACCATTCGTTCCACTCGTTCCATTTGTACCCGACGTTCCGTTCGTGCCACTCGTTCCACTCGAACCATTCGTTCCGCTCGTTCCATTTGTACCCGACGTTCCGTTCGTGCCACTCGTTCCACTCGAACCATTCGTTCCGCTCGTTCCATTTGTACCCGACGTT